TTTAACTGTATCTAAAAATTCTTGTACATCTTGTACAGAACCTGTAATTTCAACGCTATTATATGTCCAATTAGGCATATTATTCCTCCTCTAATGTATTTAAATAATTCCAATAGTCATCTATAGAACTACCTTGTTCTATAAATTCTTCTAATGTTATTATATCCACTACTCTTCCTCTTTTATTTCAGCAACAGCCTCGTTTATTTCAGTCATAAATAACTTAACATTATCAGGCGCACCTTCGTCATTTAGATATTGAGTAAACTCATTTCTAAAATCATCTTGTGAAAATACTGATGCCATAATTTTAAGCATTAACTGTTTGTCGTTATCAGTTAAATGAGTAACGATAGCCATTTGAATGCTAGCTAACATAGATAATCTATCGTGTAGATTTTCTAATGCATTAAGTGTATTTTTGTTTATAGTTTCTTGTTTATTTGTCATACTATCCTTTCATATAGTTGTCAGTCTGTCGTTGTGCTAAGGTTAGCAACGACAGACGACAACAATCATTTAATTAGAATGGGCTATCAATATAATCATTTTCATTGACATTAAGTTTCATATCAATGCCAAGAAAATTTAAGTCATCACGATATCTAGTTTCAGCTTTATCTTCTTGAAACTTAATCACTGCTTGCCCAACTTGTCGTTGCAAGTTAGCAAAGTCATTTGGATTAAGTAAAGAATTTAAAGTATCCATAGCGTCATTTACTTTTACAATATCCATACTATCCTTTCGTATTATCTTTGTTATGGTATATAAATACCTTGTAATACACTATTAGTTATTTCCATACGTCTATGGCTTTACGTTCTTATAATGTATTACAAGCTATATATAAACTCTATAAACTCTCTCTACACTATACAGTATAGAGAGTGTAAAACCTATCGGTTATACTTCTATAGGTGCAAGAGTATCCTCTCTTGCTTGGCTTTCGGAATTATCCTCAGCCAATGCTTGCTTACCTTGTAAGCTAGTTGGACTTGCATTATGCATTTCCCACAATTGTCCTTGTGCGTCTGCAATAATGTTTAATAAATTAACAACCTGCGGTTGTGATTTATCAAGGTGCAAGAAACTAGTTTTAGCAGTTCCTGCTTTTTTACTAAAGTAATAAACCGGTGTCATCTCTCTCCACTCGGTGAGAGTTTCGCCTGTTATACCACATACTACCTCGTAAGGTACTGTTTTTGCCATTATTAACTCCTTTCTATGTTATATACATTGTTAATGTATGGCTTTGATATATATTAATTATATATATCTGTATCTGTCCGATACCAAAGGTACGTAGGACAGATATAGATATATACTTAGGCAGTATGGTACTGCCAAAATATATAGTCAACACTTTCGTGTTGAGTGTCACATTGGTGACAATAGCTATCAACAAGCATAGTTTACCTTTCTGCTTATACAAGAACTAGAACATAGCACAAACATTCGACTGTTTCCGGTTCTAGACAAGCGGGACAATACAATTCATTCTCATTCATAATTAATATCCTTTCATATAAACTATCGTGCTGAACTCAAGAGTTCGGAAGCACGATAGATTTATATTATTAACTAAATAAACTAGGTTGATTTATGTTATTACGATTAGCTTTGGACACAGTCCAAGGGCTTTTGCCCTGCAAAACTACCTTGATATAACAACTTCCATTGTGTATATTAAGGGGATATTTAATCCCATTAGTTTTGCTTTCTAACCACTTAGCATCTACTTTGTAGATGATAGGTAATAAACAGACATTACATGTCTTTTTATTTTTAAAACGACTTAATTCTTTCATAGTATTCCTTTCTATTTAAGCCAATGATACATAAGTATCAGTCAGTATTCTGACTCCAAGAGTCATAAGAATACTGAATGATAATTACTTTTTAAGATATTTTTCTCTTAAAGTTGGAACTTCGCTATAAATATCTCTATTCCAATTACGCAAGGCTATATATCTTACACGCCATTTCCATACTTTATAAGTTTGGAATGGCACTAACCAATATCTTAATTTATTCATATTATATCCTTTCTGTCGGAAGGTTCGAACTCAGAAGTTCGAGAACCTTCTAGACATAAAGATATATAATTCATTAGACATACAAGGTATGTTAAATAACTATATATCCCTTTAAATTAATACTATATGAAATCATACTGTCTGACTTCAAGAAGTCAGAAGACAGTATGCTTACATAGAATATATATTGCAACTATATATGTAAAATCTACATTGACAGCTAGTCTTTGACTAGCATATGTCAATCTAGCTTCTACATATACTGTACGT